CAAGTTGTTTATGTCTGCGATCCAGACAGCTATGTGTGTGTTGCCAGTGGTTCGAGAACATTTGATGCAACAGAAAATGTCGGCGGAGATGATATGACCGCCACCCACAATTGGACATTCGAGACACTTATGCCTGTATTTCAGTCACCAAAAATCAAGGGAACTGATATACAATATCGAATCAAGACAATGGGTGGACAATACGCTCCCGATCAATTGAACGTTGAGGAGTTTTATAATCCTATCGAAACGGGCGACAATAAGACTTATGATTCCCAAAGGATCATTTTATCTCCCACGAACGAGAAGATATTCAAGAACGGCTGGCAATCGCCAAAGTATTTTAAGAAAACGGGATTCACACGTTCCCTATTCTTACAGGCGGATTTAACCACAAACAATCCAAATATCTCTCCGATGTTAGACGATCAATCTATGAAACTAACATGCGTAAGTAATCGTATGTCGGTTAATGTTGGATTCGGTGTTTCGGGAAGATGCTTCTATGGTAGTTCAGATACGGGAACTTGTGATAAGTTGGCAGTATCCGTCAACCATACTTTTGGACTCAATGCTGATGATCCTTCTAATCCATATCTATATACGACTCATAGTGATACGGTTGCCGCATGGAAGAGTGTTGGGGTGGGCAAAATAATTCAGCCTGCTGAAATGTCCAATTCAAACAACAACACCAAATTCACTGTTATTGATGCAAAGCAACCAGGACTGCATTCGGGCAATTTGGCTGAAATTTATTTTTCTGATCCTGATTCGATTGCCAGAACCGAGACCGAAGGTTCCAACCACGATCTATACCAGTGGGATCACTTCGTTGATGAGGTAAATCCCATGGTGGGAACCGCCACAGCGAAATATGCTTGCCGAGCTATTCAGTTTGAGTCACCATCGACAGCATTACATATTAGCTTCGCCGGGTCGTGTTTGGATGATAGCGAATTTTCTTGCTATTACAAAACGCAGAAAGTTGGTGAAACAACTGATATGGATAAAATGCCTTGGATTCCTGCGGGACCTGATGTAACTCCAACTCGTGATGGTCAGTATAGAGATTATACCTATACAATAAATCACCTGAAGCCCTTTGTTGCTACTCAGGTCAAGATCGTGATGTTGGGTCTTAATACCGCCTCGGCCCCAAGAATTAAAGACTTTAGGATAGTTGCATTAGATGAGTAGAACACCTTTAATACCGGTTGAGGGCAATCCAGGGTTATATAGAAACTCCAGTGGAGCCATAATCAATTGCGACGATAGAGAAAGGCAAAGGGTAAGGCGTGTTCGAGAATTACAAATGCGTCAGATTAACCGGATAAACTCTCAAAAGAACGAGATAAATAATTTGAGAGATGAGGTTTCTGAGCTTAAGCAGCTTGTCGGAAAGCTTGTCGAGAAAATTGGAGATAAGTAATGGCTATTTTACCGGTTTTGACAACAAATAGTTTTGATCAGTGGCGCGTGAGATTCAATACCCTAATCAACTATGTTGGGGATATACCTGTTACCCAAATCAAACCTCTTGGCTATTTTTCGAGCGTTGCGGCATTTATTGAGGCTCTTAACGGACACATACTTGGCAATTGGACTTGTTCGGAAGCCAATGGTTGGTTCATTGTACCTGATAGTCACCAGACATATGATATTGGAACCTCTTTAAAGCAAATACGAAAACTCTACGTTAAAGATACAGATTTTTCGGGCGATGTAAACATCTCTGGAAATTTGACTGTTACTGGCACCCAAACCATCTTGAACACCACCAACTTGTCGATCAAAGATATGTTGGTTACCTTGAGGGATAACTTCACAACCGGTACCCCAGGCTCAAACGATGATGGTGGAATTGAATTCCTTCGTGGTACCGCCACTCACGGTAATTCACAAATTATTTGGGACGAAAGTGCGTTAAAATGGACCTGTGGAACTGTAGATGATATGCAAAATATCATCCGACAAACAGAGTTTGATGCGCTATCGTCTACTGTATCGAGTCATTGGGCAGATACTCTTAAGAGAGCTGCTGGTGATTTCGCAGTTGGGTTTGGTTCTGTTGCTCCAGCTTCTACGGATAGAATTTTGACCGAAGATGCCTCCAACAGTTACACTAAAAACTACATTACATTATCTCAAATAGATCACACATGGTTGCAATCAATTGGCACTAATACTCATGCCACAATTGATTTGCACTTATCTAACACAAGCAATCCTCACGCTACTACCAAATCCCAGGTAGGACTTGGTAATGTTACAGACGACGCGCAACTAAAACGGGCAGCAGGTGATTTTGCCTCATTTTCGACAGTGGCGCCAGCTTCGGCCGACATCCTTCTAACTGAAGATGCCAGCAACAGTAACGCCAAAAACAGAATCACTCTATCACAGATTGACCATACATGGTTGCAATCAATTGGCACCAACACCCACGCTACTATTGATACGCACTTGGCCAGCACGAGCAATCCTCACAGCACAACGGCATCACAGGTTGGTCTGGGTAGTGTTACCAATGACGCACAACTTAAACGCGCAGCAGGTGATTTTGCCTCATTCTCTACAGTAGCTCCAGCTTCCGGGGACATTCTTTTGACGGAAGATGCCAGCAACAGTAATGCGAAGAATAGAATTACTCTATCACAGATTGACCATACTTGGCTACAGTCGATTGGAACAAACACTCACGCACAGATTGACACGGCGGTTTCAAATTCTGTTTCGCATATTGCCAATACTAGCAACCCACACAGCACAACAAAAGCACAGGTGGGTTTAACAAACGTAACCGACGATGCTCAACTTAAAAGATCCGCTGGAGACTATAACTCGTTTTCAGCACTAACCCTGGCAAGTGCAGATATTGTTTTATTTGAAGATGCTTCGGCAAGTTTTGCCAAGGGACAGGTTACGGTTAGTGCGCTTGCAACAGCAATTGCTTCTGTAGGTGCTGGCGTTTCGTCGTTCAACACAAGAGTTGGTAATGTAAATCCTCAATCAGGCGACTATACTGCTACGATGGTTGGTTTGGGCAATGTTACTAATGATGCTCAGTTAAAGAGGTCCGCCGGCGATTTCTATTCATTTCCAGCAGTCTTTCCTGCAAGCGGAGACATTCTTTTAATTGAAGATTCTTCGAATGACAATGCTAAAGCAAAAATCGCAATCTCAAATATAGATCATACTTGGTTACAATCGGTTGGTTCGAATACTCACGCAACAATCGACACACATTTAGCAAGCACCAGCAACCCGCATAGCGTAACAAAAACTCAGGTAGGTTTGAGTAGTGTCACCAACGACGCACAGCTTACAAGGGCTGCGGGAGACTTCAATACGTTTACGTCAAAGAGTGCTCCTCTTGCATCTGGTGATATTTTCTTAATCGAAGATAGTGCGGGTTCAGCATTTACCAAAAAGAAAGTCGATGTTACTACATTGGCCGCTACGATGGCTTCTTTGGGTGGAGCTTTCGGTGGTGTTGGAAATATGGATGCTAACACCAAGGATGCGCTTCGTGGTGCTTCCTATGCATCAGGCATTCTTTATATGCAATCTGCCGATGCCACCAATCCGGGACTGGTAAGTATCGGGTCGCAAACATTCTCGGGAGATAAAACGTTCAGTGGTAATGTAAATCTCAGCGCGACAAATGCCACTCTTTCCTATACTGCTGCAACAGGAAATCTCTATATCACAGCAACCAACTCGTGTGGTATGGTGTTTTCGACAAATAACACCAATAGATGGCAGGTACTAAGTGGCGGAGATTTAATACCAATCACATCTTCGGGGGTATATTCTAGCTACCGATTAGGCGATTCAAATCACTTTGCTTCAGAAGTTTATGCGGGTAAAATCTTTTTAGATCGTGGTACCGGAAACGCAACATCATTGAATTATGGATATACCACTGGACCTATTCTGCAAATACTTTCACGAGCATCAAGCACCGCAAATGAAAGCGGATTCGTTTCTGTCTGCGCCGGCCGGGCGGAAAATTCAGCTTACGGCGGATACATTAAGATGTATGGCGTGAGTTATGGAACTACCAACAAGCAGGGTAATATTGAAATTACCGCCGGGACGAGTTCAAGTGGTGGTGTCATATCTCTAAACACGAATGGCACTAACAGATTCGTGGCATATTATAACGGCCAAATTCAACTCAACTATGACTCAGGACAAACCTTAGATGTTATTTGGGGTTCGACTATTGCTTGGCAGTTCAACAATCAAGGATTCCTAATACCATATGCTGACTATACCTACAATATTGGTACTACAACTCTGCGTGTGGGTACAGTATATACCTACAATATTTCTGCCGGGTCGTCTGCGCTCGCGCTAAAGGCTGGTTCACAAACCCGTTGGTCTATTGATACTTCAGGTAATCTCACACAAGATACTACAAATGGTGGCAACATACTTCTACAAAAGCCATCAACAGAAATAGTCTTTGGTACGGGAATCGATCAGCAAGAAGGATATAACATTCGTGGAAATTCTGTCGATGGCAAGGATAAGACATCAATACAGATTACCGCTGGTGGGGCGTATGCTGGAGATGGCAGCCGAGGAGCACTTATCAAGCTCTGTGGAAATGAACAGACTAATGCTGGTATGCTTTACTTGGCACCGGGCAACGTTGCTGGCGGATATATTTCATTCTACAATGCGGGTGTTGAAGTTTGGGGAATCTCAAACAACAATATCGCGCAAAATTCCACAAATGGTGGAAACATCCAAATTAATAAGACGAACACCGGTATACAGGGTTCGTCGAACATCAATGTTGCATTACAGTCACAAGGAACTGGACACATCGCAATTACGACCGATGGCGCCGAAGTCACTGTTAAAACTCACACCGCATATACTGGATCGGAACTCCAAAAATGCACAGCAGCTAGAAACACCACTGATGCTTCAGATCATTCCATCTACTCTTTAGCATTAGCGAACAATACTGCTTACCAATTCACAGTGAAAATCATCGCTCGCCTGAATAGCACGAGTGTCGAAAAAATATACTGGGCAACGTTGGAATGTTCTGCCCATTGCAACAATAGCGGTACCGCTCGATTAATTGGAACTCGATTGAAAGTCGAAGATAGCTATGGTTCCCCAGGGTATTCTGTGGATGTGTCTGTTTCGACTAATACATTATCAATTGATGTGACTGGTTCGGGAACTGATGTCGTTTCGTGGGCAGCACGTATCGAATATCAAGCTGTCTCCACAGCATCGTAATGATTAAACTAAATATACTAGAGGTACTATAACATGACAGACAAATTTGCTAAACAGTATTCTGTGCTTGGTGGACCCGCGAAAAACGCATTTGCAATTACTCCTAGCGACACAAACAACCTTCCCACAGCATCGCAGTACATTTATGTTGGAGGTGATGGTGATTTGACTGTTGTTTTGGTTGGTGATACCGATCCTGTTCTTTTCAAACACGTTAAAGCGGGAACAGTATTGCCACTTAGGGCGACAAAGGTTTTACATGCAGGGACCGATGCTACTGATTTGGTTGCCCTGCTATAAGGTACTATGATGGTCGACAAAATAACACACGAGCAATTGGCCAAAGAACATGAACAAATGAAAGAAGATCATACCCACATGGTAACATTGTTGGATGATATTCAAGATTTGGTTGTGAAGCATCAAGGATATATCAAAAACTTGAGCCACAATTCGGTAGCTCTTGCTCAGTTCAGCAAAGATATTAGCAGCAATAATCGCGCTCTTATCGACAACACCAAGGCCATCATAGAGAAAACAGTTACACGAAAAAGTGTTCCTCTTTCGGTGTTTTTCATTGTCGTAACCACCATCTGTCTAGCGTCACTTGCTGCGATTGTAAGCTTGGCGAATGTTAGTTTGGTTGTAGAGGCCCATAAAATTGAGATTGTTCCTAATAAGCCTGTCACGACTGGCAAAAAAATTCTACTCAAACGATTGGATGACAACATTATCATAAGAACACAACGACCAGAAAAATCAAGAATGGCAGATTCAGGTAACAATTCTGGAGAATAACAATGCTTCCAAATTCACGCGACGAATTAAAAGAGTATTGTTTGCGACGATTAGGACATCCAGTCCTTCAAATAAACGTTGACAATCAACAGCTAGAAGATCGCATGGATGATGTGATCGATTATTTCCATCAATTTCATTTTGATGGCGTGGAACAAATTTATCTAAAGCACAAGATTACTGCTTCTGTCTTGAAGTTCGCAGCGCCGCCGACATCAAATCCAACTGGACTTTTCTTCAAGAATTCGGACAAAATTGTAGGTCAGACTAGCGGAGCCAAAGGTACTGTTGTTGACCAAGCAGAAAATGATCTTAGCATCAGATTCGTTCATGACAACAACAATACATCTGAATTTGTTCCTGGCGAAGTTATAACAACTGGGCAAACAACCGTTTCAGCCACACTATCAAGCGCATCAGATTTTATGATATATGGTGATTGGGACAATAAGTGGATTCCCTGTGAAGCTCCCGTATTGTCCGTCATTAGGGTTTTGCCATTACGCTCAAGTCCACTGAATATGTTTGATGTGAGGTACCAATTTGCGCTTAATAATATGCCAAATCTATTAGGCATGGATCTTATTAGCTATCGCATGTATCAACAACACCTTTCGTTATTACACGAATTGTTTTACGGAGAAAAGCATCTTCGACACAACAAAAAGATGGGCCGAATTTACTTAGACATTGACTGGGTCACCGACGTAATGGTCGACCACTATGTGGTACTCGATTGTTGGCGTGCTCTTGATCCAAATCAATATCCTTTAATTTTTCAAGACTATTGGGTACGTGAATATTGCACCGTTCTTTTCAAAAAGCAATGGGCAACCAACATGCTCAAATTCAAGGACATAGAACTTTTGGCAGGGGTAAAGCTTAATCCCGAAAAAATGCTCGATGATGCTGTCAAAGAACAAGAGGCATTAGAAGAAAGAATTCATAAGGAGTTCCAACTGCCGGTGGATATGTTCATAGGTTAGGAGTTTGCGGTGACAACAAATCCGTATTTTAAGTTTAATCCCGCTCCTTCGTCTGAAACAGACTTAGTACAGGATCTCATCATAGAGGCCATACAAATATATGGCATTGACTTACTATACATACCACGCGAGTACGTTAACATCGATCACCTATATAATGAAGATCCGTTAAGCTACTTTCCGAAATATCATGAAATGGAAATGTACATCAAAAAGAATGACAATTTTGGTGGTGAAGGAGATTTGCTTGGTAAATTCGGACTAGAGATTCGTGATACGAGCATTTTCACCGTGGCTCGAAAAAGATTCTTAGAAGTAGTCAACGATCAGTACCTAAGACCAGAAGAAGGTGCTTTAGTTTATTTCCCCTATAACAAATTGCTTTTCAAAATTATGATGGTCGAAGACAAGAGTGTTTTCTGGCAATTGGGAGAATTGTTTGTCTGGGACTTACACGTTGAGTTGTTCGAATACTCGCACGAAAAATTGGATACTGGTGTTCCTGAGGTTGACGAAGTTGCTGATAACTATGCTTACTCGGTTATTCTAACACTCGCCGCAGGAGCTGCTGAGTTTGAATACAAGGAAACAATATATCAGGGAATAGATTTAGCTCATGCTACTGGAAGTGCCACGGTTGTTTCGCAAGATGGAAATCTTCTTAAAATTCGTGACATCGCCGGCAAATTCAAAGTTGCCAATGGTCCCATTAAAGGCGCCTCAGGCCAATCTCGCAACATGGCTTCGATAGATATGGAAAATGATGTTAACGACATATTAGACGATAACAAAGAAATACATGACGAAGAGCCAGGAGTTATGGACTTTACGGAAAAGAATCCTTTTTCTGAGAACGAGGACAGATAATGTTTGGCCACTATTATTATGCTTCTACGAGAAAATTGGTAATCGCATTTGGTTCGATTATGAACGAGCTATACGTCGTTAGGAAGGATGCGAATGGTGTTGAGAAGCAGAGACTTCTTGTTCCTGTTTCATATGCTGCTAAAGAAAAACTATTACTGCGCGTCGAAGAGGATCCAGATATTCAGAGAAACATAGCCACAGTTCTTCCTAGGATGTCATTTGAAATCACCAGCCTCCAATATGACGAAAAACGAAAGCTAGTGTCAACGTATAAAAACCAAAAGACTACCAATTCTCAAACACGAGAAAGACAATTTACTCCAGTACCATATAACGTGAACATTCAGTTGAACATTATGGTCAAAAATGCGGATGACGGTTTTCAGATTGTAGAACAAATTCTTCCGCATTTCGTTCCCGAATATACGGTTAACATAATTGCCATACCCGAACTCGATTTAAGAGACGATGTTCCAATTGTCTTGAAAGACATCAGCAAAGAGGATACCTTTACGGGCGAATTCACCGAAAGGAGGGTTTTGATTTGGACCCTTAATTTCACAGCATATATGAATTTCTATGGTCCTATCATTCATCAGGGTGTCATTAAGAAAGCTCAAGTTGATATTTTGATTCCTCCTGGTCAAGGACCCGTCACGAAACAGGAAGTACATGATACTCCAAGAAGCGCAAGAATAACAACTCTTCCTGATCCCATTGATGCTCTACCAGAAGATGATTATGGTTTCACCACGGATGTTGAAGAATTTAACGATGGTAAGAAATATGATCCTACTACAGACACGGACGTAGAAGTGGAATAGAACCCTAAATAGTGATGTATGAGTGAAACTGATAGCAAAATAAAAGAGTTAGAAGAAAATCTGGCAATTGCATCATCTACTATTGAGAATACAGCATTGCCCGATACATTTACTCCTGCATGTGTTTGCCCTCCTGATGGACCCAAGGGAACTGAGGGGGAACACGGAGAATGTCTTCCCGTTGAGGTTCGACCAGCGGAACGACAAATCATATTGTCGGCGGAGAAAACGGAAGAAGATTTCGAATACGCTCGCAACAGTCTCTACGATATTATCGACAAGGGAAAAGAAGCCCTGGTTGATATAATGGCCCTCGGCAAAAGTTCTCAACACCCAAGATTTTATGAAATGATTTCTGAACTGATACGTTCAATATCTGAGTCTAATTCACAACTCATCGAGATGCACAAAAAGCTTCAAGACATTAAGAAGGACAATATTGTCATTAACAACGAAAGTAACCAAGTTACAAATAATCAGGTTTTCGTTGGTAGTACGGCAGAGCTTTTTGCGTTGATGAAGGGTAAGAAATAGACTATGACCAAAGCTCTTAGAGATACAAGTTATCTCAATAATCCAAAGCTTAAGAAAGCAAACGTTCAAATTCAATTTACGGCTGACCAAATTACCGAATTGGTTAAGTGTAGAGATGACGTTGTTTACTTCACCGAGAAGTACATTAAGATTATTCATGTAGATCGTGGTTTGGTCGATTTTGTTCCCTACCCATATCAGAGAGAGTTGCTTCAAACATTCACCGATAATAGGTTTGTCATAGCAAAAATCGCGCGGCAAAGTGGAAAGACAGTCAGCGTTATCGCTTATGTGTTACACCAAATCATATTCAAGGATAACTTTAGAGCAGCGATTCTTGCTAACAAAGCTCAAACAGCTATAGAAATTTTGGGTAGGCTTCAGTTGGCATATGAGAATCTTCCCATTTGGATGCAACAAGGTGTACTCGAATGGAACAAAGGTTCGATAGAACTTGAGAATGGATCAAAGGTAATATCAGGAGCTACTGCATCTAGTGCGGTTCGAGGTAGTGCCTATAATCTGGTTCTCTTGGATGAATTCGCTTTCGTTCATAAAAATATCGCTGAAGAGTTTTTCACTTCAGTATATCCTACAATTTCATCGGGAGAAACTACCAAAGTATTCATCATCTCGACGCCTAAAGGAATGAACTTCTTTTATAAGATGTGGATGG